TAGCGGTGAAGGCACAAGTGGATATAGTGGCTATAGTGGTGAAAGCGGATATAGTGGTGAAAGCGGATATAGTGGTGAAAGCGGCTATTCAGGTGATAGCGGTATTAGTGGATTTAGTGGTGATAGTGGCATTAGTGGTTTTAGTGGTGATAGCGGCATTAGCGGATGGTCAGGTGATAGCGGTATATCAGGATGGTCAGGCGAATCAGGTATAAGCGGTTATAGTGGCTATAGCGGTGATTCAGGTTGGTCAGGTATAAGTGGTTATAGTGGTTGGTCAGGCGAATCAGGTTGGTCAGGCGAATCAGGTTGGAGTGGTGATAGCGGCATTAGTGGCTATATTGGCTTTAGTGGCGATAGCGGTATGTCAGGCGATTCAGGATATAGCGGTATTAGCGGATATTCAGGCGATAGCGGTTATAGCGGTTATAGCGGTATAAGTGGCTATAGTGGCGATTCAGGTATATCAGGGTATAGTGGCTATAGTGGTTTTAGTGGCATTCCTGGATCATCATCAAGCTTTTTTGAATATCATGCACACACAGGATCATTATCAGGCTATCCAGGTAATGGCGCAATAACTTGGGATAATGCAACTCAAATAAGTTCAACCACAGTTAATGTTTCACACCTTACTGAAAACAATGTTGATATAGATATTTATTTATCACTATTAATAGATACAGAACAATTTGTAGTTCAAGATGCAAACTCAAGTGTTAATTCTCAAACATGGGTTATTAATGGAACACCTGTTAATTATAATCCAGCAACTTCTACTTCTTATTGGGCTTATCCTGTTACTTTAGTTTCAAGTAGCGGCACAGGAACAACAAACTTTGCAAATAATCACAATTTAATATTTGCTCTTGTTAATGGTGTATCGGGCTATAGTGGTTATAGTGGCATATCAGGCTTTAGCGGTTTTAGTGGCATATCAGGCTATAGTGGCCATAGTGGTATTTCAGGTTTTAGCGGTGATAGTGGTATTAGTGGCTATAGTGGTTTTAGTGGCATATCAGGCTTTTCAGGAATTAGTGGGTATAGCGGTGATTCAGGAATTAGTGGATATAGTGGATCAGGCGTTAGTGGTTTTAGTGGTTATTCAGGCATATCAGGGTATAGCGGCGATAGTGGCATAAGTGGTTTTTCAGGCATATCAGGCTTTAGCGGAGCGTCAGGAATTTCGGGTTTTAGTGGTGATTCAGGAATTAGTGGTTATAGCGGTGCGTCAGGCATAAGTGGATATAGCGGCATTTCAGGATATTCAGGAAGTGGTATTAGTGGCTATTCAGGTTATAGTGGCATTAACGCAACTAGCACTTCAAGAGTTGTAACTGATTTCACTCCAACTGCTTCTCAAACTGTATTTACTGTTGCATATACTGTTGGATATTTAGATGTATTTAGAAATGGTGCTAAATTAGCGGCGGCTGATGTTACTGCAACAAATGGCACTACATTTACTATTAGCCCTTGCACAGTAACCGATGTTGTTCAATCTGTTGCTTATACAGGTATTAATATTGGTGTGTCAGGATTTAGTGGTTTTTCAGGCTATAGCGGTTTTAGCGGCATTAGTGGGTATAGCGGTATATCAGGCGCAACAGGTAGTTCAGGAATTTCAGGATTTAGTGGCGCGTCAGGCGTTAGTGGATTTTCAGGTATATCAGGTTATAGTGGATCAGGTATAAGTGGCTTTTCAGGTGTTTCAGGTATTTCAGGCTATAGCGGTATATCAGGCTATAGCGGAATAAATGGAACGCAACAAATGGTTTACAATACATTTACTGCAAGCGCTTCTCAAACCACATTTACCACTTCAAATACTTATACTTCAGGAAAAATGGAAGTTTTTGTAAATGGTGCAAAATATAGAAATGGAACGGATGTAACTGTAACTTCAGGCACTAATGTTGTTATGGCAGTTGGATTAACATCGGGTGATTTAGTTGATTTAGTATATCCAATTTAAAGGATAAATATGGACAAGATAAAACAAGATGCTTTAGCGTATGCTAAACAACACGATCAACAATACTATAGATATTTATTATCTAACAATTATGAGCGAGCGGTTTTTTTAAAAGGCAATCCCGTCTATCCTAGAGAAGCCACTCGTTATCTTTGGGCTAACCGCAATCTATTAGGCAAGAATATTCTTGAGATAGGTTGCTCCACAGGTTACGGCTCTCAATTCCTTCCAAATGATTCAAACTATATAGGTTTAGATTACGATCCTATTATTATTGGTGTCGCACGCGAACAGGAATGGGGCTTAAACGCATCTTTTACAAACGCTGATATTAACACCTATCCTTTAGCGCAATATGACACCATAATTGCTTTTGAATTTATTGAGCATATTGATAATGGCCTTGAAATGGCACAAAAACTTAAACAACATTGCAAACGCCTTTTATTAACTACTCCGCATAATGAGCCTGTAGGTTTTTGGGGCGAGCATCATAAGCTTCATGGCTTAAACGAATCACACTTTCCCGACTTTCAATATAACTATATTAACGAACATGGCTACATTTCGGAAACTTTACCCGAAATTAATGACAAAAATAAATTTAATCTTATGATTATGCGGTGGGATCGTGGATAAAGTTCTTTGCTCGGTAGCCACTCGTGGCCGTTATCAAACTACTTTACCTTTAACGCTTAACGCTATAATTAATCAGACAAAAAAGGTTGATAAACTTGTTATTTTTGATGACAATGATGAGCCTGAAGATATGCGAAAAGAGTTGGTTTATAGTTACTTTTTTCAAATGCTTACTATTAAAGGCATTCAATGGGAATGGATTTATGCTCACAAAAAAGGTCAGCATCATATTCATCAAATGGCTAACACTATGGGTTTTGATTGGGTATGGCGCGTTGATGATGACGCAATACCCGAACCAAATGTCTTACAAACTTTATTTAATTATACAAGCAAAAAAGTAGGTGCAGTAGGTGGCGCAATATTAACGCCGCCATTACGATTTGAAAGCTTTAGGCCTACAGGCAAAATAGAAAATATAGATACAGAGCCTAATATTCAATGGTCATTTATTCATAAAGTAAAAGAAGTTGAGCATCTTCATTGTTCTTTTCTTTATCGAGCTGGGGTGCATGATTACAACACAGGGCTTTCAAGAGTAGCACATCGGGAAGAAACTTTATTTACTTATGGCTTATACCTAAAAGGGTATAAAATTCTTGCAGTTCCTAATGCAGTTAGTTGGCATCTTAAAAATCCTAATGGTGGTATCAGATCAGAAACAAATCAAAAACTATATGAGCAAGATGAATTAATATTTAGAAATACAATTGCTTATAAAGATAAAAAGATTGTGGTGCTTAACTGCGGCATGGGCGATCATATTGTATTTAGTCATGTAATGCCTGACATTACAAATGCGGAAGTATTTACTTGCTATCCTGACATAGTGCCTGGTCGTTCTATTGCTGAAGCTAAAGTTTTATTTGGTGATATAGAGCAATGGAATATTTATAGAAAAATGGCGCAATGGAAATGGACTGACAATTTAGAAAATGCTTATAGAAAAATGTATATATGATTATTATTAGTCCTTATTCTAAAGCTTTAAGAAGCGGTAAAATAAATGCAAAAAATTATCCTTATTGGAAGGAACTTATTAGACTAATTAAAGAACCAATAGTTCAAGTAGGTATAGATGGTGAAGAACAATTAGTTGATGATTTTAGAAAAAACTTATCACTAAAAGAACTTGAAAGCCTTGTGAATGAATGCAAAACATGGATAAGTTGCGATTCTTTTTTTCAACATTTTGGTTGGGATAAGAAAAAATATGGTATAGTATTGTGGTCGGTTTCTGATCCTTTGATATTTGGACACCCTGAAAATATTAATCTTATAAAGGATCGAAACAATTTGGTTCAAAACCAATTCCTATGGTGGGAACAAACGGAACATGATGCTAACAAATTTGTCAGTCCTGAAATAGTGATAGAAAGTTTGAATGCAAGATTTCCATGATACCATTGACGATCATTTCGATTTTCTACAAAATAAAACAATCAAAGATATTGGCGCTGATTACTTCGATGGTAAAAATTATTTGGTTATTTTACTATCTGATGGCTCTGTTGCTTATATATCTTGCGGCAACAATGATGGTAGCCTTTATTTGGCTATTGAAAAGCATCTTATCAATTAGTAGAAAGAAATGAAAATGAATATGGAAGAACATACAAAGCATTTATTAGATACAGTTTCGGGAGTTACG